AACTAAAGCTTCCTCTACTCCAGGAATGGGTAAAGGTAAAGCTAGAGGTATGGGCGCTGCTGAATTTGGCGGCAAGTTTTCTGGTATATATTAAATGTCAGTTCTTTGGCTGTCTGAACAGCTAAAAAAAAGAATTGCTGAAAAAAAAGATGATATTCAAGTCTCCATTATGAATGGAGCTAAAGATGTTGAAGAATATCATTATCTACGTGGGCGCTACAATTCTCTCGCCGACCTAGAATCTGAACTTAGAGAATTGCTAAAAAAGGTAATAGAAAACGATGAGCAAGGTAATAGTTCCTGAACATGTCGCAAAAGCAGTAGAAAAAGAAAATTTACAAAAAGTTGAAAAAGAAAAAACCCCAGAAGCAGTAGAAAAAGTAGAAAAAGCTTATACCGAAGCTTCTCAAAGAGTATTGGACCCTTCCTTGCTTGATAAATCATTCTTAGAACGCATGCCTCAACCTACTGGTTGGAGGATTCTTATATTGCCATATAAAGGCAAAGGAGTAACTGAAGGCGGTATTCAGCTTATCAAAGAAACGGTTGATAGAGAGTCATTAGCAACAGTAGTATCCTACGTTGTTAAAATGGGGCCTATGTGTTATTCAGACAAAAACAAATTTGGAGATACTCCTTGGTGTAAAAAGGGAGATTGGGTGCTAATTGGTAGATATGCAGGAGCTAGGTTTAAGCTTGGCGACGATGCAGAGTGCCGTATTATAAACGACGACGAAGTTATCGCGACTATTGAAGATCCCGATGATATCGTTAGCGCATAACGTGAGGAGGACTCATGCAAGAACCACAAATGAATGAAGAAGTACAACAAGATCCTATAGAAGATGGGGAGATTGTTGAGCTAGAAACAGAAGAATCTTCTGAAGATAAAGAAGTTGAAGCAGTAGTAGAAAATGTTTCTGAAGAAGAAGAAAAGAAAGTTAAGAAAGAAGACGAATTAGAAGATTATTCTAAAGGCGTTCAAAAAAGAATAGCTACGCTTACTAAAAAAATGAGAGAGCAAGAAAGAGCAGCTAATTCTGCTTATGAATATGCTCAATCACTACAAGCAGAGAATCAACAATTAAAACAAAGCAGTACAGAGTTAAATAAAAATTATTTATCTGAAGCTCAAAACAGATTGAACTCTCAAAGAGCGCAAGCTAATGCAGTTTTAAAAAATGCTTATCAAGAGCAAGATTGGGACAAAGTAACAAAAGCCCAAGGCATTCTTGATAAGATAACAGTAGAAGAAAGTAAGTTGGCAAACAATACTCCAGTACAAGTAGAACAACCAACTAACTATCAGAATTACCAAGCTCCAATGCAACAACAGGCTCCAGTTCAGCAACAAGCTCAACCAGACCCTGCAGCTGAAGATTGGGCTAGTAAAAATGAGTGGTTTGGCGAAGATGAGACAATGACCCTAGCTGCTTTTAACATTCATCGTAAATTAATTGAGGAAGAGGGCTTTGACACTTCTGATACTACATATTATGATGAGATAGATAAACGTATCAGAACTGAATTTCCTCACAAATTCTCAACAGGTGATGAAGTCAAGTCTAATAGCAAAATGCAACAGAATGTTGCACCAGCTGGAAGAAGTGATAGTTCTGGGCGCAAACGTCAAGTCAAACTTAGCGCAAGCGAAGTTCAAATGGCAAAACGTTTAAATGTGCCGCTTGGTGAATATGCCAAGTACATTAAAAGGTAAATTATTATGACTGATGAGAATAAAATAGAACAAAATAACAGAACTCCACGTTCTGCAGAAACTCGAGCTAAAGATACTGCTCGCAAACCTTGGCGTCCCCCATCTATGTTGGATACGCCTCCAGCACCTGAAGGATATACCTACAGGTGGATAAGAGCCGAACTTGTCGGCGAAGAAGATAGAAAGAATGTTATGTCTAGGATGCGTGAGGGTTTTGAACTCGTACGTGCTGAAGAGATAGGAGATTTCGAGCTTCCGAGCATGGACGATGGAAGGCACGCTGGAGTAGTAGCCGTGGGTGGTTTGCTGTTGGCGAAGATTCCTAATGAAACACGTGATGAAAGAAACGCCTATTTCAATGACCGTGCAAAACTGCAACAAGATGCAGTTGATAATGACTTAATGAAAGAATCTGACCCTAGTTCTCCGATGTTAAAACCTCAGAGATCTACAAGCGTAACTTTTGGTGGTGGAAATAGAGATTAATCTAATTTCACTTAAATAAAACTTTTTAAAAAAAGGTAAATATTATGGCGAATGTAAATGCACCTTTCGGTTTAAAACCCATTGGAAAGTTAGGCTCGGCTGTTAATTCTACAGGAACAACAGAGTACGACATTCTATCAGGTACAACTGGAACTATTTATACAGGCGACCCAGTAAAAATGGTCAACACAGGCGGTATTGCCGTTGCTGCTGCTGGCGATTTATTACTAGGAGTCTTTCAAGGCTGTCACTATACTGATTCAAATGGAGATAGAATTTTCTCTCCTGTTTGGACTACAGCGACAGTAACCAGCGACTGCAAAGCAGCCGTTGTCGACGACCCAGATGCTTTATTTGAAGTACAATCAGCTGCTACAGGTAGCGTTACTCAAACCGTTGTTGGTTTGAATGGCGATATTGTTTATGCTGCAGGCTCTTCAATATCAGGCGTTTCAGGAGTTAAAATTAGTGGCACTACAGCTACTGGTACAGCTCAACTGAGAGTCATGGGTATATCAAACGATCCTTCTAACAATGCGTTAGGAACTGGGTCTTTATCAACCAATGTTAACTTTATCGTCAGAATTGCCGAGCATTTTAACAGAACAGCTGCGGGAGTATAATAATGGCTATAAATAGAGCGCAATTAGCGAAAGAATTAGAACCAGGATTAAACGCCTTGTTCGGAATGGAATATGCTAGGTATGATAATCAACATACTGAAATATTTGAAACTGAGTCATCAGACAGAGCTTTTGAAGAAGAAGTAATGATCGTGGGATTTGGTAACGCATCAGTAAAAGGCGAAGGTAACGCTGTCGAATATGACAATGCTACTGAAGGCTTTACTGCACGTTATGCTCACGAAACAGTTGCTTTAGCTTTCTCTCTAACTGAAGAAGCGGTTGAAGATAACTTATACGATAGACTTGGCTCAAGATATACAAAAGCTTTAGCTAGATCTATGGCAAATACAAAGCAAATTAAGGCAGCTTCTGTTCTTAATAACGCTTTTAGTAGTAGCTTTACTGGTGGCGACGGTGTTGCTTTAGTATCAAACTCTCACCCTCTAGGTGGCGGTGGTACTGCAAGTAACAGACCAACAGCTTATGCTGACTTAAATGAGACTTCATTAGAAGATGCTCTTATTAATATCTCAACTTTAGTTGATGATAGAAATTTGACAATTGCTCTACAAGGAAGAAAGCTTATTGTTCCACCAGCATTACAATTTGTTGCTGACAGATTATTACAAACTCCTGGTAGAGTTGGTACTTCTGACAATGACATTAATGCTATTAAAAATATGGGTATGGTACCTGAAGGATATGTTGTTAATAACTATCTAACAGATACTGATGCTTGGTTCCTAAAGACAGATTGTCCTGATGGATTCAAACATTTTGAGAGAAGCCCTATGCAAACATCACTAGAAGGTGATTTCGATACTGGTAACATGCGTTACAAAGCTAGAGAAAGATATTCCTTCGGTTACTCCAACTGGAGAGCTGTGTTCGCATCTCAAGGAGCATAATCTTAATTGATTGTCTAAAGGGTTCTACAGACTGACCTAGCAGACAAGCCAAGACGGTAGAACTTATTTCCCAGGAGGAAATTATGGCAAAATCAACATTCTCTGGTCCTATCCAGTCACTAGCAGGATTTATTTCAGCAGGTAACGCTAACGTAGTTAGTTTAACTGCAGACACTACTCTTACAGTAGCAGACCATGCAGGTAAAGTTCTTGTATGTAACGACGCAGACGGTAAATTTACTTTACCTTCAATTGTATCAACTGCTCCAGGAAGTAATGACGATCCAAATCAAACCAATAACTTAGGTGCTACATTTACTTTTGTAGTAGTTACAGCAGCAACAGATATGGATATTTTAACTGACGGTACTGATAAATTTGTAGGCGGTTTATATACTGGTGTTAACAATGCAACAGGTAAAACTTTTATCTCAGGTGCAACTAACGATGTTATTACAATGAATGGATCAACTAAAGGTGGATTAGCAGGTAGTATTGTAAAATGTACAGCTATGGCTACTGCTAAATATGCTGTAGAAGGCATTATGTTAGGTTCAGGAACTCTAGTAACTGCATTCGCTGACGCGTAAGTAGGAGCTTAATATGGCAGACGCAGTAACCTCAACAACATTAATGGATAGCGATAGAGTCGCTATTATTCAGTTGACAAGCACATCAGATGGTACAGGCGAAGCAGCAGTTAAAAAAGTAGATGTTAGCGCTTTAAGTGATAGCTCTACAGGTCAAGCATGTACAGGCGTACGTTTGGCAAAAATTGTGTATTCTACTTTTGGAATGAGTGTAAAACTTTTAT